CTTCTGAAGAAGAATTAACTGAAGAAGAGGAAGAAGTACAACAGGTTGAAGCTCAAAAATATGCCTTGCCCTTCGGGGAGAACGGGGAAGTTATTGAGGTGGAACAAACTGAACTTCAAAATTATGTTCTGAGGCAGCAGGATTATACAAAGAAGACTCAAGAAGTAGCTGCGGAAAGAAAGCAGCTTAACGAGGAACGAAACTCTCTTAGAGCAATTCAATCACTCGCTAATCAGCTTCAAGACGAATATGACTCTCTTAAAAAAGTGGAGGAAGTCGAACAATCGGACGAGTATTGGGAACAGTTGAAGGCTGAAAATCCTATGCAGTTCTTAGTTGAACGACAAGAGATGCAGGAGAAATCTTCGGAGCGTGAAGCAGCGCAGCAGAAGGTTTTTGCTATGCAACAACAATTGGCAGAACAAAACAAGCTTGAGCAGCACCGGACACTTTATGCCGAAGCACAAAAGCTTGAAGAGTTAATTCCCGAGTGGAAGAACCGGGAAACTGCAGAAAAAGAAAAAGCAGAGTTAATGCAATATGGCAGAGCAAATGCCTACTCAGATGAAGAGTTGAATAATGTCTCTGATTCTCGTGCAATTAACATGTTGAGAAAAGCTTACTTGTGGGACGAGTTACAGAGTAAAAAAGGTAACTTGAAACAAAAGGCTTTAGCAACTCCTGCCTCTTCGACTGCAGTAAGAAATGCTAATGCACCTCGGCAAAAGATGAGTGAATTCAAAAAAGCGGAATTAAAATTAAGGAAAACAGGTAAATTAAAGGACGCAGCGAGTGCGTTTGAAATCATGCTACAAAAGTAGGAGGAAACTATGGCAGCAATAACTGATGTTATGGAAACTTATGATGCCTCTGCGATAAAGGAGGACATTAGTTCTGTAATTTTCAACTTGGACCCCGATAATACACCCGCCCTTTCTAATGCGGGACGCAGGGACGTTCAAAATACTTTATACCAATGGCAGGTAGAATCTTTGCCAACTTCAGCATCAACTAATAAACATATCGAGGGTGCAAAAATCCTTGAGGTGGATGCAGAACTTGACGCAGGTACAGCAACTACTCTGCTTAATAACTACACGCAAATTTCCTGGCGTAATGCAACTGTATCAGGGACACTGCAAAGTGTTTCACAGCATGCCAAAGCACAGGAAATGGCACACCAAATGGCACTGCGATCTAAGCAACTAAAGATTGATATTGAAAAAACAATCTTGAGTCACAACCCGGCAATTGCTGGAGCATCTGGAACTGCAAGGCAGACAGAATCTCTTCCGCATATGGTTGGCAGACTTGGAACTGCTTCTAGTGCGTGGGCTTCAACTGATACGTCAATTCACATTGGCGCAGCAGCAGGAGGAGGAGCAGCAACAGTAGTTGCAACTTCTGCAACAGGTGCTCATACTGCATCAACTACTGCTGCAGGTTCTCTTGCAGTAATGACCGAAGCTTTGTTCATGGGCATTGCAAACGGTATCTGGGACAACGGTGGTGAGCTTGACACAGTCCTTTGTAATGGTGCTATAAAGAGAGAGATCTCGGACTTCGGAGGACGGGGAGCATCTCAAATTATAGTATCTCCCGAAACAGTTGCTAACAACGTTACACTTGTACAAACCGATTTTGGTGACTGCAAGGTAATGATGGACAGGCACATGACAGTAACTAACGGTGTCGATGTTGGATTTGTAGATTGGGATTACTTGAACGTTGCGTTCTTGAGACCTTTCACAAGTCAAATCCTCTCAAAACAGGGAGACGCTGACGTTACGAATCTTTTATGCGAATGGGGCGTGCAAATGTCTAATGTTCAAGCCTTCGGGTGGATGTTCGATGTGAACAAAACATATGCATAATAGTTAACCAGTGTTAAAAGCTACTTCAAATAGTAGCGTAATTTATGATCACCGGGGAGATGTGATGAGTGAATATCATGTTTCCCCTAGTGATAATATTATTACGTTTAACAAGAAACAAGATGTGACAGCACTTCTCAAGTATTGTCACACAAAACGCAATCACGTCCCTAGAGATAGGAAAAGTTGCGTTAGAGAAATTGCAGAGATTCCGAATATAATTTACTACCGTGCAGTGAGAGAAGGGTGGGCAAACGACTCTGATGCGTGGAAAAAGTGGTATTCAGATCCTGATAACAAATATTTTCGCACTTCATAACATGAAAGGAAAATCATGAAACAAGCCTTAAAAGATTACATTGAAAAGCAGATAGACAAAGTCCTTGATCTTGGTGACGAGGGGAAACCTGACGTTCAAGCATTCAACAAGATTAGAAAGAACTTCCCTGGAGGAGCAGGAGATTTTATCCTAATGGGAATGATCTGTAACCGAGCAATCGAAAGAAGCAAAAAAGGTAACGGGAAAAAATAGTGGCTATAACGTCTTACAGCACCCTGATTAGTGCAGCGAAGACTTACTTGAATCGATCTGACATTTCTGATGCGCAAATTAAAGAATTTATATCTCTGGCTGAAGCGAGCTTTAACCGGGTCTTAAGAACTCGGAATCAAATCAAGCGGAGCACCTCAGACGTTACGACTCAGTTCGTCACTCTCCCCACTGATCTACTGGAACTATATAATATCCAGCTTAACTCTGATCCTATAGTTAGGCTTGAGCAAGTTTCTTTGTCTGCAATGGACACAATGAAATCTCAGTCTTCCACTACAGGCAAACCAAGATATTTTGCTATCACAGGCTCGGACTTAGAGTTTTATCCTGCCCCAGACACAAGCTATGAGATAGAAGTAATTTATTATTCTACTATCGCTCCACTTAGCACCTCTGCTGAGACTAACTTCCTGATAACGAATCATAATGATATCTACTTATTTGGAACCCTAGTTCAAGCGGAACCCTTCCTGATGAACGATGAGAGAATTGGAGTTTGGGGATCATTCTTAGGCAAAGCAATTGAGGAACTTAGAATCTCAGACGAGAGATCACAAACAGAGAGTGGAACTATTGTCATGAGAGCAAAAAGGAACCTTGATTACGGAGGTTGGAAATGAGTGTAACAACCCAAGTTTATTCAGAACAAACTTCGCCAACAACTACATTTTCTAGTCAGTCAGCAACCACGTTAACTTTTGCAGATCAAACTAGTCCAACAGTAACCTTCACAGAAAAGTCACCAACACAGGAAGCAACATTTTTCGGAGCAGGGAGTTATGACACTAAATTTTACCAAATCCGAGACTTAATAATAGGGAGAATATAATGCCTAATACTTTCACAACAAATTTCAACTTGACTAAGCCTGAAGTTGGTGGTGCAAATGATACCTGGGGAACTCTGATTAATACAGATCTAACCGATATCGATACTCAACTTTACCGGAAAGCAGATAAGAATGATCAAAAGGGGGTGACTCACACTTTGACATTCACTTCAGGATCTACAAACGTAACAACGAATGTCGCAAGGGGTTTTGCAAGCTTTGCTGTAGCGGACAAAATTGTTATAGAGCACTCTGGAAACGCAGCCAACAAAGGGACTTTTTATATAGAGGGCATAACTGATGACATCACCTTAGATCTTAAGCTTGAAAATGGAAGTTCTGAACCTTCTTTTGCAACTGAAGCAATATCCTCTACAGTTGCGATTGTGACAGATATACACACCCTAACACTAGGTGGTTCTACCTCGGCAACTGGATTAACTGTCTCAGGGATAACCACTCTTCAACCTGCGGGTTCGTCTTATCCAATTACTATAGGACATGGTGGGGCTACAGGGTTACTCCCGGCAAGTACTGCACTAGGTTGGCTCGCACTTACTGCAGCAACTGGCATAAATAATACAGCAATTGGTGGTCAGGCTTTACAGGATCTCACAACTGGTTTCACAAACACTGCAGTTGGACAGTCTGCTTGTGAAAACGTTACTACTGGTTCAAAAAACGTAGCAGTAGGTAATCTTGCATTATCAGATACTGGTGCTCTTGCTGTAGTTGGTAATACTGCAGTTGGTTATATGGGGTTAGATGCCTGCACTGGAGACAATAATACTGGAATTGGACGAGAAGCAGGCAAGAACATCACAAGTGGTGACAATAATTTATGTTTAGGGAAGGAGTCCGGTACAAGTAGTTCACCTTCAGGTAACCTTACTTCCAATGATAGCACAATTTGTCTTGGTAATAATAGTATTAATGCAATCTACTGTGCCGACACTTCTATTTCCAGTTCTGACGGTAGGGATAAAACTGACGTGGAAGATTTTACTGCTGGTTTAGATTGGATTGAGGCTATGAGACCTGTAACTTACCGCTGGGATAAACGATCATGGTATACGGAATATGATGAAGAAACTGGTGAGATTATTTCTGAAAGTACACCTGACGGTACGCATAAAAAGGATAAAAAGAATATTGGATTTATTGCACAGGAAGTCTTAGCAATTGAAAAAGCAAATGGTTTTTCAGGTGACACAAACGATATGCTGACAGTCAACCTGAATGAGGACGAAACTGCATATGGGATGAAGTATGAGAGGCTTGTCCCGGTACTTGTTAATGCAATCAAAGAACTTTCTGCAAAAGTAAAAGCATTAGAAGCAGAATAATTATTAAATAAAATAATTTTACAACTGAAACTTAATGGCAGACGCAACAACAACTAATTTAAGTTTAACTAAACCCGAGTCAGGAGGTTCAGAAGGGACTTGGGGTACTAAGTTAAATGCAAATTTAGATATCTTAGATACTGTAATAGTTCCAAAAACCGGGGGAATATTTACTGGTGCAGTTACAATGCCTAGTCCAGTTTTAGACACTGGCGTAAGT